CAAGGAGGTAGCGTAATGGAAAAGTATAATCTAGATGTAATCAGAACAAAGTCTTTACCGCAACATGGTTCGCCACAGGATCGTGGCAGTGCAGATGCTTATTATGGACGTCCATACGATCCTCATTATTATGTTGGCGCTTCATTACAATCTGAACGTGTCGAGAAAGACAACATGACTGTTGGTGAGATTGCTGCTTACGACTATGGTTATGAAAATGAAGATGATCGAAAGGATTGGGGATAATGGAAAAACTAATATATGGTGTTGTAATAATTATTCTGTGTACACTTTATATGTGGCACATCTGGTCAGATTGCCTGGATGAAAATTCTTGGTTGACTTGTGTCAGAATGTTGAGTCGATGATCAGTGTAAATGGCAAGATTTTTAATTGCCTCTATAATGCAACAGAGTATCGAGACTTACTCGATGCAAATTATATAAAGGTGATTTGGATTGATTTATAAGAATGAAAAATTTGGCGATTCGAAGCATTATTCAGTTGCACATAATGGTTTAGGAGTATATACTCTACGAGAGTTCGCTAATGGAATGAAGCGCGCTGAAGTTACTATGAATATTGAAGAGCTTCGCTCTTTTGAAACTATGCTAAAAACTGGAGGTTGGTATGAATACATTCGTCGTTGAGTTGCAAAAAGAAATGAAAAGGTTTCGTAAAGCTGAAGAGCGTAAGCAAGAACGCTTCATGAAAAAGCAGGCTCGTCAAGCTAAGGTTAAGCGTGAAGATAAGTCTATGCTTCGTAAAGAAGAGATGCATTGGACTGATGCATCAAAGTATGCTGATCAATACTACGGTGAAACGTATCGTGCTACCACAGGTCTAGATAATGACTGGGACTGAAGCATCTGAATTATTAACAGCTATGAGCATCCTTGGATTTTTAATCGGGGGGTTTATTTGGATTATTGTTACGGAGATGAATAAATGAGTGAGCATACTGAATATTGTACAACTAAAGATCTAGGTAAAGCGTTTGCCGTTATTGTCTTTATGATTGCCGCAGTACCTGTTTTGATGCTAATGGCGATGGTAGGTCTTGAGGATTATGGACGTTATTGTAATCTTACTATTCTTCCTTGTTTTGGATTAAACCAATGAGTGAGGGTCCCTTTAAAGCTGCGTTTGAATCTGATACAGATGGTGTCATACGACGTGAAATTATTACCTATCGTATGCGAGGAGCAATGATGATTAAAGAAGAAGCGTCACGGGATTATTATCAATCTGGCGATTACCATGATAATCAAAACACAAAACCATTGGTACAGCGATGAGTGATTATCAAATATCATTTCTCGATCGTCGAGTACAATACCTTGAAGGTAAAATACATGAATGGGAGAAGGTCATTGATATACTGATGGCCGACCCTACCTTTATGCACACTCTTGGAGTAAAGGAATTGAAAAGGAATCGTAATACAAACATTGATCCATCCTATAAAGTAAAAGATCCTTATAAGGACTGATATGCACAATCTGTTACTTAGATCTAAAGCTCAGCGCACCGGAAATGATTTTGCTCTTGTTACTCAGAATAGTTTTGGGTATGGAGATATAATTCGTTTAGTTGCGTATGCTAAGCATTTATCTGAAGTAACATCTGAAAAGGTAAAAGCTAAATATGTTGTTACTCAAAAAGATTTAAATAAAGCTAGCAATATTACAAAAATTCTACGACATTATGTACCTGAATTTAAATATAGTATTGAGATCGCTAGCTTAGAAAAATATATGAATGGGTATACTAATGTTTTTAGATATGAAAATGCTAAGATTGTAGGAGAGAATATAGGCTATCCTAAACTTACTCCTATACAAGCTACTGATAAAAGAAACTTTATATGTGTATGGCATCCTTTTGATAATCCAATTAAAGCTAATACGGATAAAATGCCTATAGAAAAAAAAGAGTTTTTTGACTTTTTTGATAACTTAGGAATACATGTAGAGTATATTACTTACAATACTGATATTGATCTTATCTTTGATCGTATTCGTACTGCTAAACTATGTGTTGGATATGAAGGATTAGGCCAACAAATTGCTTATCATTTTAATAAACCATTAATAACTCTTTCAAGACTACCTTATGTATCAATGAATACTGGGGGCCCTGATTCGACTATAACTGATGACTTAAAAATTGTGAAAAGGAAAATAAATGACAGATTCTAGTTCTCGTGAATATATGATTGGTGAATTGCAACAACGAGTTTGCCGTGTTATCTTTAAGAAGGTAAATGGTGAAGAACGGGATATGATGTGCACTCTTATTGAAGATGTTCTGCCTGATGCTAAAAAAGATGATCCTATCTCTCAGAAAAAAGTACGAGCTGTTAATGAAGAAACAATTGTTGCATTTGATACAATGAAAGGCGCATTTAGATCTTTTCGTGTAGCAAACGTTATTTCATTTACGTGATAAATATATATTTAAAGGAGTATAAATGTTTACCACTTTATCAATAATTCAATGGCTTTTAGTAGGAGGTAGTGCTCTTACTGGGTTTATGCTTGGTCGTGATTTTTATCGCAACAAAACAGAAGATATCATTGAACTAACTATTGTATCTCTTATCAAGCAAAGAATGGTAAAAGCTAAGATGATTGATGGTGAATACGAAATATATGAATACGACGAAGAAATTTAACAGTTGCACTTATTGTAAAAAGTTCCTATAATAAATTATATGATGAGGAGACTGTAAATGAACAAGATTCGTAAGAAACGTCAGTTAACCGAAGAGCAGCGTCAAGAACTTAGAGAGCGTATTACTAAGGCTCGTGAAGCTAAGAAACCAGCTAAAGGCATTTCTATAGAAGAGTCAATCAGGCATTTACCTGATACAGATCCTTTCGCACCTGCTAGAGTAAGAGGTTGGATTAAGAATACTCAACTTAAACTTAAATCTATGAAGGGATGGAAGAACTCTAAGGAGAAGGGTCAGAAGGCTGCTTACTTAATAGAAGAAGTCTATCTTGCTAATCTGCAGAATTATCTTCGCACTGGAATTTATTCAGACGTCCGTTGGGGATCTGAAAGACAACATCGTGTATCTTATAAATGTGTTGCTATGGCTTATAATGCTGATGGTACTCCTAAACGTTCAATAGGTGTGTGGTATCCTGATATAGGAGGTCCATATACTCAAGAAATGGCAGATGAAGAGAATGGAAGAACAACAAATACTAACCAGAAGCAAGTTTACAAAACTCGTGGAAGAAAACGTAAAAAAGCATAGAACGACTTATATGGATGCTATTATACATATAAGTGAAAATATAGATATTGAGTTGGAGGATATTCGTAAGTTTATCTCTCCAACTATTAGAGATAAACTAGAAGCTGAGGCTATGAATCTTAACTTCCTACCTCGGCAAAATACACTACCGGTTGATTAATATGATAGTACCTCCTAAACTTTATTTAAAAAGAACAGAGATTCCTATAGAATCTTTATTAGATATGGCAGAGCATGAATCCGCTTGGATAGATTCTGGAATAAATAGAAACGGTAAGGCAATAATTGATAAATCTGCACGCTCCACAAAACGAAAGGTAGATATTAAACCAAATGAATATTCTGATGTAGCTTACATTTTAGAGCAGATGGTAAATATATGGGATAGCATATTAGATCCTAAATTATATACAGCAAAAGAGTTTAATTATCTTAAGTATGGTGAAGGAGATAAGTTTACAAAACATAAAGATGTTATACCAGCAGATAATGCTAATGAGAAAATAAGAATATTTTCAACTAGTACTATTATAAGTAAGACTGATGATCTAGTAGGAGGTGAATTTATAATTTATGATAACTATAATATAGGTCATGAAGTTAATCTAGAAGTAGGAGAAACTATATTTTTTGATTCTAACAGGCATCATGAAGTTGCACCAGTAATTTCAGGAGTGCGTGAAGTCCTGGTGGCTTGGATTTATGAAAGAACAAACGAAGACCTTAAACTTCAAAAAGAAATAGCAAACCTTCGTTTGCATGAACAACAATTTAGACATCCAAAAGATTTAGGGATGGTATAAGGGTTGCACTCTTATACATAATACTTTATAATGATTAAGTGGATAAAAAAACATACTATAACATACAAGGAAAATATATATGAGTTTTGCAGCATTAAAAAATAACCGTACGGACTTAACTAAACTAGTAGAAGCTGCTTCTAGTGGTCCCGGTGAACAAACTAAAACCGATAATCGTAACGACGAACGTTTCTGGCAACCTACTAGAGATAAAGCAGGTAATGGCTATGCTGTTATTCGCTTTCTACCTGGTGATGCGGAAGCACCTACTCCGTGGGTACGTTATTGGGATCATTTCTTTAAAGGCCCAACCGGTCAATGGTATGTAGAGAAGTCTCTTACTTCTATTGGTCAATCTGATCCTCTATCAGAAAGTAATAGCAAGCTTTGGAACGAAGATGGTTCTGAAGAAGCTAAACGTATCGTACGTGAGCGTAAGCGTAACCTTCGCTATATTGCTAATGTACTAATTATCTCAGATCCATCTGCACCAGAGAATGAAGGTCAGGTTAAACTATATCGCTTTGGTAAAAAAATCTTTGATAAGATTATGGACTCTATGCAGCCTCAGTTCCCAGATGAGCGGCCAGTTAATCCATTTGATATGTGGCAAGGAGCTGACTTTACGGTTAAGATTCGTAAGGTAGAAGGCTATCCTAACTATGACGCGTCTGCGTTTAAGTCTCCTTCAGCTATGGCTGGTAGCGATGAAGACTTAGAAGCTATCTATAACAAGCAACATGATATGACTGAGTGGACGGAACCTAAGAACTTTAAATCGTATGATGAGTTGAAAGCTCGTCTTGCGGTAGTCTTAGGAGAATCATCTACACCCATGACAGCAAAGGTTATGGAGAGCTTAGATCAATCTAATGATATACCTGGATTTCCAGAACAAGCTACACCGTCAGTTACAAGTGCTCCTGCACCAGTAGTTAGTACTGCAGAGTCGTCTATGG